TGCAGTCACTGGGCGCTGACGCTATCCGCCTACAACGGCGGGCTTGGCTGGGTCTACCGCGACCAGCGACTGGCCCGCGCCGCTGACGACGATCCCAGCGTGTGGTTTGGCCACGTCGAGCGTTACACCAACCGTGCCGACTGGGCGCGGACCGAGAACCGCGACTATGTCGACCGCATCCTGCTGCAGTACACGCCGCGTTACGCCGCCGCCGGCTGGCAAGGAGGCTCGCCGTGCTATCTCTAATCCGCCTGGCTGGACGCGTCGGCGGGCTGCTCAAGGCGGTGCCCTTCCAGGCGTGGCTGGCGTTTGCCCTGGTGGCCGCGCTGGCGTGGGCCGTCTGGTGGCATCTCGACACCGTCGATGGGCTGCGGGCTGGACTGAACGATGCCACGGCCGCCGCCACCGCCGCCAAGGATGACCGCGATCGGTGGCAGGCCCGCGCCAGTCGTTATCGCGATGACATGATCACGGCGATCGCCGAGCAGGCTCATGCCGAGAAGGCGGTACGCGAACTGCAGGCCGAATTGTCCGACAACGGCGCGCGCTACCGGGCGCTGCAGGCGCGCATCCGGCAGGCGCCGGAGACCGACGACGGGCCGGTGGCCCCGGTGCTGCGCGATGCACTGGAGGCGCTGCAATGAGGATCTGGCCGCTGGCCCTGGTGTTGGTGCTGGGGGCGTGCGAGTCCACGCCCGAGCGAGTGCCGCCGCTCGACCCGCTGCCGGCGCCGGTGCTGTGTGCGCTGCCGGTGGGCATGACAGAGACGGAGGCCGAGCCGGCAACGCCGGCAGGCAATTATGGGCAGCGCGAGGTCGCGGCTTACATCACCGCGCTGCATGAATGGGGCACGGCCGGCTGGGCGCGAGTCGCCCGATCGCGCGAATGGAGCCAGGAGTGTGTGGACAGAGCAGGTTTACGAGACGGCGGCAGCGCTGAGTGAGCGCGAGCGCGAGACCGCCGTGGAAGCGCACCGGGCGCGGCTGGCGCGAGAGACGCCATCCCCGGACGGGCGCTGCGAGGACTGCGGGGACGAGATCCCGCCGGCGCGATTGAGAGCATGGCCCACGGCACGCCGCTGCGTGCCGTGCCAGTCAACACACGACAAACGCAGAAAACGGTACGCGAGGAAATGATGGACGGGATCAACTGGAGCGCGGCCAAGGTGCTTTTCGATGTCTTTCAAGCGGCGTGCATGGTAGCGGTCTCGGCATACGTGTGGTGGTCGAACCGGCACCGCGCGACCAGTAGCGCTATCCGGCAGGTCAATACACGACTGGACGAGGTGGATCGTCACGTGTCACGTCTCGAGCAAACGCTGGATAGCCGCCCCGGCTACGGCGAGATCGACAAATTGCGCGCTGAAATGGCGACCATGAATCGCGGTGTGGCAGAGCTGGCGGCGCAGATGCAGGCCAGCAACTCGCTGTTGAACCGCCTCCATGAGTACCTGCTGACAGAGAAGGGCAACCGATGAGCTTCCAAGACTACGAAACCGAAGGCCGCCGGCTGGCGATCCTGCGCATTCTGAGCCGCCGCGCCGAGTACACCACCAACGAGTACAGCCTGATCGACGAGCTGAAAGGGGCCTATGCCCATATCGTCAGCAGGGACCGCTTGCACGGGGATCTGGCATGGCTGGAGGAGCAGCAGCTGGTGATCAACCAGCAGCCGCGCGCCGGCTGGATCGTGACGCTGACCGGACGCGGTGGCGACGTAGCCAGCGGCACCGCCACGGTGCCGGGCGTTGCGCGTCCGCGTCCGGGGGCCTGACATGGCCAAGCGATCCAAGGTCTACGACCTGCCGCCCGAGCTTCGCGACGAGCTGAACGAGCGGCTGGTGTCGACGGGATTCCAGGGCTACGAAGCCCTGGCCGAGTGGCTGGGCGGCCACGGCTTCAAGGTTTCCCGCTCCAGCGTGCAGCGCTATGGCCAGGACCTCCAGGAAGAGTTCGACGAAGCCATGGGCGACGTGCGCAAGACCACCGAGCTTGCCCGCGCGATGGCATCCGACCAGGAGGACGAGAGCGGGCATCTGATCGACGCGACCGCGCGGATGGTCCAGGACCAGCTGCTGCGCATCACGATCGCGATGCGCAAGGCCGAGGAAGATCCTGCCAAAGCCGCGAAGCAGCTCGGCAGCGTGACCAAGGCGCTGGCCGATATCGGCCGCGTCAGTCTGAGCCAGAAGAAATGGGCGCGGGAGCTGCGCGAGGAAGTAGCGCGGGAGGCCGCCGACAAGGCGACCGAGGTGGCCAAGCGCGGCGGATTGTCCGCCGAGGTGGTCAACGATCTACGCCGCGAGCTGCTGGGGATCGCCAAATGACCCGGGTGCCCGCCCGCATTCCCGCCACCCATGCCGCCGATGCGCCGCCGCCGGTGCTGCTGGGGTATCAGCAGGCATGGATCGCCGACGACAGCCAGCTCAAGGTCAGCGAGAAAAGCCGCCGAACGGGCCTGACCTGGGCCGAGGCGTCGGATGATGTGCTGATCGCGGCCGCCAGCAAAGTGGCCGGGGGCATGAACGTCTATTACATCGGTTACAACCAGGACATGGCCATCGAATACGTGGAGGCGTGCGGCATGTGGGCGCGTGCCTTCAACCACGCCGCCAGCGCCGTCGAGGAGGGGATTTGGGAAGACGACGGCGACGACAAGAACATCAAGACGTTCACCATCAAGTTTCCCGATAGCGGCCACCGCATCGTCGCCCTGTCCAGCCGCCCGGCCAACCTGCGCGGCAAGCAAGGCGTGGTGGTGATTGACGAAGCCGGCTTCCACGACAAGCTCGGCGAGCTGCTCAAGGCCGCCCTGGCGCTGCTGATCTGGGGTGGCAAGGTGCGCGTAATCAGCACCCACAACGGCGAGCAGAACCCGTTCAATGAGCTGATCAACGACATCCGCGCCGGCAAGCGCAAGGGTAGCGTGCAGCGCATTACGTTCAAGGAGGCGGTCGACCAGGGGCTGTATCGGCGCGTGTGCCTGCGCCTGGGCAAGGAGTGGACCGCCGAGGGCGAGGCTCAGTGGATGGCCGAGGTCTATGCCTTCTACGGTGAGGCCGCGAACGAAGAGCTGGACGTGGTGCCATCCCAGGGCACCGGCGCCTGGCTCTCGCGCGCGCTGATCGAGGCGCGCATGGTCAATGGTCCGCCGGTGCTGCGGCTGCGCATGGGTGACGAATTCAAGCACTGGGCGAAGCATCTTCGAGAGGCCGAGATCCGCGACTGGTGCGAGCGTGAGCTGGGGCCGCTGCTGGCCGAGCTGCCCAGCGAGTTTCTGGTCAGCATCGGCGAGGACTTCGGTCGCGTGTCCGACCTGACGGTGATCGTGCCCATGGTGACCGGCGCCAACCTGGTGCGCCGGGTGCCGTTCATGGTCGAGCTGGGCAATATGCCCTTCGAGCAACAGCGCCAGGTGCTGTTCTACATTTGCGATCGCCTGGCCCGCTTCCATGTCGGCGCCCTGGATGCGCGCGGCAACGGGGCCTATCTGGCCGAGGTGGCGACCCAGCAGTACGGCTCGCGCATCCGCGAGGTGCAGTTCACCGAGGGCTGGTACCGCGAGCATATGCCGCCGCTGAAGGCCGCGTTCGAGGACGGCGAGCTGGAGATCCCCAAGGATGCCCACCTGCTCGATGACCTGCGCGCGATCAAGCTGGTCAGCGGGGTTGCGCGCCTGCCCAGCAGCACCGGCCAGCAGAACCGCCACGGCGACGCGGCCATCGCCCTGGCACTGGCGCATTACGCCACCCGCCAGGATGGGGTGGAAATCGACTTTCGAACTACCGGCATCCGCCGTACCGGCTATGAGGGCGGCACTGTCACGAATAGCGTCGGCTGGGGAGCCGTTAGCGGCACTACCGACACAGGAGGCTTTTGATGGCGACCGAACGGCCAGAACGCAATGAGGTGGCCACCACGCTGGATGGTCGCGACATCACGCGGGGATACGTCTCGCCGCTGCAGCTGCTGCAACCCAGCGACACGGTGCTGGCCACGCGTGGCGGCGGCGATCTGCGGCTGTACGCGGAGCTGCTGCGCGACGACCAGGTGCAGGCGACATGGGCGCAGCGCCAGCTCGCGGTGGTATCCGCCGAGTACGAGGTCGAGCCCGGCGGGCCGAAGCGGCAGGACAAGGCCGCCGCCGACTTCCTGCGCGAGCAGCTGCAGCGCGTGCGATTCGACCGGGCGACGAAGGGCATGCTTTACGGCGTGTTCTACGGTTACGCCGTGGCGGAGTGCATGTGGGGGCGCGACGGCCGATTCGTCACGCTCGATGCGATCAAGGTGCGCAACCGGCGCCGCTTCCGCTTCGACGGCGCCGGGCGGCTGCGGCTGCTGACATACAGCAACCCCGACGGCGAGCTGCTGCCCGACCGCAAGTTTTGGCATTTCAGTACCGGCGCGGATCACGACGACGAGCCGTACGGCCAGGGCCTGGGGCACTGGCTGTACTGGCCGGTGTTCTTCAAGCGCAACGGCATGCGCTTGTGGCTAGTGTTCCTGGACAAGTTCGGCCAGCCCACGGCCAAGGGGACGTTCCCCCAGTCCAGTACCGAGGGGCAAAAGCAGAAGCTGCTGCAGGCCCTGCAGGCAGTGCATAGCGACTCGGGCGTGATCGTGCCCGACGGCATGCAGATCGAGCTGATCGAAGCGGCGCGCAGCGGTACCGCCGACTACACCAGCTTGTACGACCGCATGGACCGGGCGATCGCCAAGGTGATCCTGGGGCATACCGGCTCCAGCGAGAGCACGCCGGGCCGCCTGGGCGGCGAGGACATGGCCAGCGACGTGCGCGACGACATCATCAAGGCAGACGCCGACGTGGTGTGCGAGAGTTTTAACCAGAGCGTGGCCCGGTGGCTGACGGAGTGGAATTTCCCCAACGCTGCGCCGCCGCGTGTCTGGCGCAAGACGGAGCAGCCGGAAGACCTCAACCGGCTGGCAGAGCGCGACGAGCGCGTCGCGCGGCTGGGCTACCGCCCCACACTGCGTTACGTCCAGGATCGCTACGGCGACGGCTGGGAGGTCGACACACGACCGCCCCCGGTGACCCCGCTGGGATTCGCCGAGCGCGACGACGCCAGCGCCAAGCGCCGGGGCGACATGATGGCCGATCGTCTCGAGCGCGAGGCCGAGCCAGCCTGGGGTGAGATGCTGGAGCCGGTGCGCCGGCTGGTGGCCAATGCCGCGACGATGGAGGAGATCCGCGACGGACTGTTCGCGCTGTATGGCGAGATGCCCAGCGAGCAGCTGGCGCAGACGATGCAGAAGGCGATCGCGACCGCCGAGCTGTCCGGCCGCGCTGACGTCAGCGAGGGCGAATGATGGCCGTCGAGTACAAGGATCTGCCGTTCGAGGAGGCAATCGCGTTCTTCCGCAACAAGGTCAACATGCCCAGCGAGCGCTGGACCGACGTCTGGAAGCAGTCGCACGACAGCGCGTTCATGGTCGCGGGTGCGGCCAAGGCGGATCTGCTCAACGACCTGCGCGCGGCCGTCGACCAGGCGATCAGCGAGGGCACCACACTGGAGACGTTCCGCGAGCGCTTCGACGAGACGGTGGCAAAGACGGGCTGGGAGTATCGCGGCGGCCGGGGCTGGCGCACGCGGGTGATCTACGAGACCAATCTGCGCACCGCATACGCTGCCGGGCGTCACGCCCAGCTCACCGACCCGGACCTGCTGCGCGTGCGCCCGTACTGGCAGTACCTGCACGGCGGCAGCGCAGACCCTCGACCGGAACACCTGGCGTGGGACGGTTTGGTGTTGCCCGCCAACGATCCCTGGTGGAACGAGCACTACCCGCCCAACGGCTGGGGCTGCAGCTGCAAGGTCGTCGCCAAGGGGCCGGCGGATCTAAAGCGCATGGGCAAGGATGCCCCGGATAGCGCGCCGGCGGTGCGCCGCGAGCCGTGGCAGGATACCACCGGCACGCGACAGGAAGACGTGCCCGAGGGCGTCGATCCCGGATTCAACTACCCGCCCGGCCAGAGCGTTGCAGAGCGCACGCGCGAGACCGTGGAGCGCAAGCGCAGCCAGCTACCGGATGCGCTGGCCACGGCGATGATGACCGAGGTTCGCGCCGCGCTGCGCCAAGAACCCGACGACCTGGAGGAGTGACCGATGGCTGGCATCGAGATGCGCGTCGACATACACGACGAGCAGATTGTGGAGCTGCTGAGCCGAATCCGCCGCAATATCGATAACCCGCGCCCGATGCTGCTGGAGATCGGCGAGCACCTGCAAGGGTCTGTCGAGGAGCGCTTCCGCACCGAGACGGGCCCGGACGGCAACCCGTGGGAGCCGCTGTCGGAGTTCACCAAGGCAAACAAGCGCAACGATCAGATTCTCACCGAAAGCGGCGGCTCGGGCCTGCGCGGCTCGATCCACTATCAGGTTAACCGCACGTCACTGGAGCAGGGCACGAACAAGATCTATGCCGCTATCCACCAGTTGGGCGGCACCATCAAGGCAAAGGGTGGCGGCGCGCTGGCGATCGGCAGGCCCGACGGCGCCTTTGCCCTGGTCAAGCAAGTGACCATTCCCGCGCGGCCGTATCTGGGTCTATCGGATAGCGATCGCGAGGTCATCGACGAGATCTTGCTGCGCTATGCCCTGCCGCCCGAAGCGCAATAG